CGCACAAGCCCGCCGATCCGCAAGAAGTACAGCCCCCGTTGGCACAAGCCGCCTAACGTGGAATTAACCGGCGCCGGAACGGCGTCCGGTTGAATGTAGGGTTATGCATCACAGAAGCGGAATGCGTAGGCTGATACGCAGACGAGATTCGGAACCCCTAGCACGCTCCTGGCACACCGGGTCGTCATGGCGCTATGGTGGTTTCAAGCCGGGGATCAGTGCCGGCCCGCTTCTGTGATGCATAACCATCAGATGACCGGCGCCCCGCGTCCGGTCGATCAAGCGTTGGGCAATGACAACACCTAGACACAAGCCCCGCGATTTGTGATAATCGCGCCCAACGAACGCCATAGGGCACCCGGTAGCTGGCTCAGGCCAGCGTCGGCGTCCCCGAAACAGCCCGCCCTTCGCAAGATCGGCGGGTTTTTCGTTTGGAACATGCCATCGGCCCCTGTTGCTGGCGCAAGCGCAGACAACATGCCGGTGGTTTCTCGTTTTTGCCCACTCAACACGGCCCCTCTCATCGCTACGGCGGTGCTGAGGGGTTTTTTGTTTTCAGCAATGCTCAAACAGTATGACAAGGCCGCCGAGTTTATGGTGGTCGGGTTCAAGCGTGGCTGGCTGCTGAAAGAGGTTGCCGCCGCTATTGGCGTTGACCCATATGACGACGATCAGCGGGCAGAGATGGCAAAGGCCTGCCCGTTCATGCCGGCTGAGTATTGGCACTACAAGCGCCCGGTAAGGGCGTTCGTTGCTGTTGAGTGGCCCAGGATGTCTGACTTCATGCTGAAGCATGAGGATGCTCCGCAAAAGCTGCTAAGCGTTCTCCCGGCCCTGAAAAAGTCTGCGGCGCTGGGTGTCAAGCATGGCACCAAGCGATCCAAGGCAGATTTGGCCGAGATGCGCGCAACCCGCCGCGACTACCGCGCAAATGCCATTTCTTACGCGGCAAGCCGAGAGTCGTTCAAGTCAAACCAGCGCTCTGCGTGGGGTGTCTGCAAAGCTTAGTTTTTGCCCGCGAGCATCGGCACACATTGCCGCAGTTGCCTACCGCGACCGCCGATAGCTCCGGGCACCTACAAGCCAGCCTTGAGCCTGAAAAGCTCCCAGAAGGCCGGATGCATGCGCCTATCGCCAGCCTCCCACTGCTGCCAGACCCGGCAGGTTGAGTGCAAGAGGCAGGCGGCGGCGGTTTGAGTGAGCCCCGCTAGCTCGCGCGCCGCCCTAATTTGCTCGGGGCTCGGGTTGCTAGCCTGGCCAGCGGCCCGGGAGCGGTTGGGGTGTGCGGTCATGCCGATCAGTCTTTCGGCAGTGCAACCTCTTTCAGCCCGAGCACGCGCGCCTCCTCTGGCAGCATCGCAACGATCTGATCGCCGATCAGCACAGCCCACCAGCTGATGCGGCGATTGCGCAGCCAAGTCGCTGCGAGAGTGTGCGTAACCGGATAGCGCTTGTAATTCCCTTGCAAGTGGCGCGGCTCAATCAGCATTCCACCGATGTCATTGCTGATCGCCACGACGGTGTTTGTCGTGTGAATCTTCAGCGGCAAGCCATTCGGGCATGCAGTGCCAGGAACATCGAAGGACTCAAATCGCTCTTGCATTTCAATCTCCAAGCCCCTGTACCCGAGGCTGCGGTGCAGCGGTTGCTGCGATGAATGAATAGTACGCGCATTGCGCGCATTCAGCAAGACTTTTCGACTAGGTACAAACCCCCAAACCCGCGCACATCCAGCCAGCACACGGCTAGCACGTAGCCAGGCACCAGCGCGGCCCCGGCATCAGGTGGGCAAACAGATGCACCCAGCGACACGGCACTAGCTCGGCCTGCCCTTCTCAGGTGCTGACGCGGTGGGCGCTGGCCCCTCAATCAACCACGACCAACCCGACAGGGAGTCGCCATGTCTGAAAACAATCAAACGACCTCGCCGAAATCAAACGGCAGGGGCGGCGCTCGCGTAGGAGCCGGGCGAAAGAAGGGCGCAGCAACGACAAAGACGCGAGAGATCGCAGACCGTGAGATGCAGGCCGGCCTGACCCCTCTTGAATACATGCTGCGAGTTATGCGCAGCGAGCCCGCCGAAGACCTGGACGCGAAGGATTACCTTACAGCGGTTTCCCTGCGCTTTGAGGCTGCCAAAGCTGCCGCCCCGTACATGCATCCCCGCCTGGCTGCGGTGGAAGTGACGGGACAAGACGGCGGGCCGATTGAAACGATCTCTCGAATCGAGATCGTCCCGATGGCAGATGACGCCGAGAGTTGAACTACCCCGCAAGCTGATCCCGGTTTTCTCGGGTCCGGCTGACGTTCGGGGCGCTTACGGCGGGCGAGGGTCCGGGAAAACTCGCAGCTTTGCCAAGATGGCGGCCGTGCGGGGGTTCATTCACGGCACCGCAGGCGACAAGGGGATCATCCTCTGCGCTCGGCAGTTCATGAACTCGCTCGATGATTCTTCGCTAGAGGAAGTCAAGCGAGCGATTGAAGACGAGCCCTGGCTGCTCGATTACTACGAGCTGGGCGACAAGTACATCAAGAGCAAGGACGGGCGCATCTCGTTCGCCTTTGCTGGTCTTGATCGCAACATTGCTTCGGTCAAGTCCAAAGGGCGCATCCTGCTGTGCTGGGTGGACGAGGCCGAGCCAGTCACTGATGGCGCATGGGATGTCCTGATTCCCACGCTGCGGGAAGAGGGCGAGGGCTGGAACGCTGAACTGTGGGTCACCTGGAACCCGGACAGGAAAACGGCTCCGGTTGAGCGGCGATTCCGGCAGAGTCAGAACCCGCTGACAAAGGTCGTCCAACTCAACTGGCGCGACAACCCGAAGTTCCCCGCCAAGTTGGAGCGGGAGCGGCAGAACTGCCTGACCGAGAACGCCGAACAGTACGAATGGGTGTGGGAGGGCGGCTATCGCACCGTCGCAACGGGGGCGTATTGGGCGTCAGACCTAGTGAAAGCCAAGGCAGAGGGACGCATCAGCCCGGTCGCCGCTGACCCGCTCATGACGATCCGCCTGTTCTGCGATATCGGCGGGACTGGCGCACGAGCGGACGCCTTCTCAATGTGGGCGGTGCAGTTCATCGGCAAGCAAGTCCGGGTGCTGGACTACTACGAAGCAGTCGGCCAACCGCTCGCATCGCATCTCGACTGGTGCAGAACCAAAGGCTTCACCCCAGGCCGCGCGCAGTTCTATCTGCCGCATGACGGGGCGACGCAGGACAAGGTTTTTGATGTGTCTTATGAGTCAGCGCTAAAAGCAGCGGGCTACGAAGTCACGGTGATACCGAACCAGGGCAAGGGCGCAGCAAAGCAGCGCATCGAGGCCGCCCGCCGACTGTTCCCGTCGATCTGGTTTGACGAGGTGAAGACAGAGCCTGGGCGCGCTGCTTTGGGTTGGTATCACGAACGCCGGGACGAAGAGCGCGGTATTGGGCTCGGCCCTGAACACGACTGGGCGAGCCACGCGGCGGACTCGTTCGGATTGATGTGCGTCAGCTACGAAGAACAGGAGCCCGCGAGGGCCCCACGGCAATACGAGGCGGTCTCATGGATGGGCTGACGATCTTTCACGAACCCGGCAACTACCGGCTGGCAAGCGATGACTTCTTGCCGCCGCACTGCTGCTGGGTGCGTGAAGCGAAGCCGCGCTATCCGAGCGATGACGGCTGGCACGTCTGGAAAGACGACGACAAGAACAATCTATTGCGGCGGGTCGCCGAGGCCCTGGCAAACGGAGTGATTGAAGAAACGCGATGAGCGACAAAGACACGATCACCGATGCGCAAGAGGCATTCAAAGCCGCGAGCGAAGCCGAGGCGGACAACCGCAAGGCGTGGATTGATGATCTTCGCTTTGCCCGCCTTGGGGAGCAGTGGCCGGCCGAAGTCAAGCGCCAGCGCGAGCGCGAGGGCCGCCCCTGTCTGACGATCAACAGATTGCCGGCGTTCATCCGCCAAGTCACGAACGACGCCAGGCAGAACCGCCCCATGATCCGCGTGCATCCGGTCGGAGATGGGGCGGACCAGGAAACGGCCGAGATTCTGAACGGGTTGATCCGGAACATCGAATACAGCAGTAATGCCGATGTTGCCTACGACACCGCGCTGGATCATGCCGTGTCGGGTGGGTTCGGCTACTTCCGAATCTCCACGGACTACGCTGCCGAAGACATGTTCGAGCAGGACATCTGCATTGAGCGGATTGCCAACCCGCTGACTGTCTACGGCGACCCGGAATCGGTGGCGGCGGACTCTGGTGACTGGAACTCGGCGTTCATCACAGAAACGTACACGGACCACGCGTTTAAGAAGAAGTTCGGCAAGGACGCCCCGGCTGTTGATTGGGAGTCCGACACGGCCGACCGTGCCCACGAATGGCGCGGCGATGGCATGGTGCGGGTCGCTGAGTGGTGGAAGCGCGAGGACGTTCCGGCGCTGCTGCTGAAGCTGTCGGACGGGACGGTGATATTCGCCGACAAGTATGAAGAGCTACGCCCGATTCTGGAACCGATGGGCATCGTGCCGGTGCAGGATCGGCAGACCGTCACGAAGCGGGTCACGCAGTACATCCTGAACGGCGCCGAGGTGCTGGAGACGAACGACTGGAAGGGCAAGTTCATCCCCATCATCCCGGTTTACGGCGATGAGGTTTTGGTAGAGGGCAAGCGAACGCTGGTGAGTCTCGTGCGGTTCTCGAAGGAGCCGCAGCAGATGTTCAACTACTGGCGCACGGCATCAACGGAGCTGGTTGCGTTGTCGCCCAAGGCGCCGTGGATCGGCCCGAAAGGCGCGTTCAAGACGGACGCCGGGAAGTGGGCCAGCGCAAACACTGCGTCGCACGCATTCATTGAGTATGACGGGAACGTGCCCCCGCAGCGCCAGGGGTTCACCGGACCCCCCGCTGGAGCTCTGCAAGAGGCATTGAATGCGTCGGACGACATCAAGTCGATCATGGGTCTCTATGACGCATCGCTAGGCGCCCGCAGCAACGAAACAAGCGGCCGGGCCATCCTTGCCCGCCAGCGCGAGGGCGACGTTTCTACGTTCAACTACATCGATAACCTGTCGCGGGCCATCCGCCACGCTGGCCGCGTCATCGTTGACCTGATCCCCCACGTTTACAACACCGAGCGAATCATTCGGGTCATCAACGAAGACGGCACGAACCGCAAGATTCCGATCAATCAGCCCACGCCGCAGGAGCAGCAAAAAGCCATGGGCGATCAGGCGCAGCAGATGCAAGGTCTGATCCGCATCTATGACCTGACGACCGGCAAGTATGACGTGACCTGCGAGGCAGGCCCGAGCTTCACGACCAAGCGCGAAGAAGCAGCTGCGCAGATGGTGGAGTTCATTCGCGCCTACCCGAACGCCGCCCCGTTGATTGGCGACCTGTTGGCGAAGAACCTGGATTGGCCTGGTGCAGACGACATTTCCGAGCGCCTCAAGGCCATGCTGCCCCCGCAAGTCACTGGGCAGAACCCGCAAGTTCAACAGCTGCAACAGCAAATGCAGCAACTGGACGGCCAGGCGAAACAGGCGGTTGGCCAGCTTCAGCAGGAATTGCAGAACATCAAGGCCAGCAAGGACATGGAACAGCGCAAGCTGCTGATTGACTCCTTCCGTGCTGAGACCGAGCGCATGAAGGTCATTGGCGAGCAGCAGATGCAAGCCATCCAGACCGCGCAGATCGCGCAAGCCGACCTGATTGCACAGCAGGCCCCGCAAGTGGCCCCCGCACAGCCGCAGATGCCACCGCAACAGATGCAGCCGCAGATGGCGCAACCCATGCAGCCCATGCAGGGCTAGAAATCGGGGGGAAAGGGGCACCCCGATAGGCATTCCGCCTAGAAAGCGCCCCGAGCCGCAACGCTGAGAAGCGCCCGGCAAGGACTAGAGATGAACCAGGAACAACCCGCAGAAATGCTGGATTCCGCAACTGATACGGGCGCCGCCCCTCAGGTTTCGGAACCCGGGGCGCCCGACAGCACCGACGACGACTTGTCAGCGGATCTGCTCGACGAAGAGCAGGCAACCGACGACGAGTTAGAAGACGAGCTGGAAGGCGTG